ACCCGTAGACCCTACCAGAACGGCAATGTTTTTATACGCAGAGGCCATTATTCCATAAACCAGCTAATTCCGTTTGTATCATCCTCGCCGCTCACCACCGCAGGAAGGTCGGTTTTCGTGAGCGCCATCTCAATATCCCTGAGAATACGAACGAAGGCGTCAACGTCATATTCCACAGGAGGCGTCGGCATACTGTGATCGAGAATCTTTACCACTACCTTCTCCCGTCCGGTCGGATATCAAGGCGTAGATCACCCAGCGTCCAGGCCAGATTCGTCTTGGAACTCTGGATTCTCAGGGAAGCCTGCCGCGCACGAGCCCGCAAAAAGGACTGTTGCGTGGTGCTTGTAACGGTGTTCGTGGAGTTAGTTGCCAGGGAGTCGCCAGGAAAATCACGCGTCTTGACGATGTAGTCCACCTCTCCCGAAGAGTCTCCGCTGGTGTCGGTGATGCTAATGTCCGGGATCAAGCGACTCAGGAACATGAAGTGATCCCCGTCCGGAGACAGGTCGAAATCCGCCGACTCGATGAAGGAGGTCATGGCAGAGCCGTCGTCATTCTGCCCGAGTTCGTGGATGTACACGAAATTCTCGCTGCTGACGGCCCCACAACCCCGTGGGTTGTTATGAATGCCGTAATCCACCCAAGCGGTCCTAGCGAGTGTCCCCAGATCCCAGGTGTTTTCCGTATAGTTGAACTTGACGTAGCGGTCGATCTCGGTGCTATCGGCGGTCGGATAGAACCAGAACACCTCGTCAAACATCCTGTTGGATGCCGCAAAACACTTGAAGTTCTGGTCGAGATTGATGTCGTCGAACACGTAGCGCAAAAGGGTGCAGGGAATCTCCTGCACACGGCCCGTGTAGACGTAGAAGTTCTCTCGGTCCATCCAGAACACCTTATCACCCACCGTGGTGACGGCATTCGGACCGAGGATCGAAACGTTATTCGCCAACATGGATATGCCGAACGTGAACGGCGGTCCCGTAAAGCGCATGGCATGAAGAGAGGTGTCGGTCCAGATAAGCATTTCCTGACGTGTTTTCTGAGCCGATATGATCTCGGAACCGGACGATATCCGTTGGGATCCTGCTGTGTTTGTCGCAGTTGGTGTCCAGTCAACAGGGTCTTCCTGATCCGACCAACGGACCATCAACAAATCCTGGGTGGTCTCGTTTATCGGATTGCAGCCAAAACAGACGACGTGGCGATCCGCACCCGATATCATAACTCTCCGCGTTATAGTGGGCGCACCAGAAGCCCCACTCTGCGAAGCAAGTGTAGTCGCTCGTGCTTTGAGACCAAGTGTCTGATCCCAGTAGTAGGGAGCCCCGTCTACAACATTGAAAATGAGGTCTTCGCCCCAGTTGTCTTGTGCATAAAGACGTATGTTGGAGCCCGTGCTGGCGGCAGTAGAGGCGGACTGTCCCCACCCGACAAAGGCATTCGCTTCCTTTACGACGGCGGCATCTGCATGTGACGCCGCAGTGGTTCCTTGTGTACCACGGGTAACGCCTGCATCAATCGTATTGCTTGATTTGCCGGTATATTGAAGGAGTTCGTCGTCAATAAGCACCAGACCAACGAAGGTGATGGTGGCTCCATCTGCATGTGCTGCCGGTGTCGTTGCACGTGTAAGATCACCGAATATGTTGGAGGCATTCGTCCCGTAACGAATTTTCTCACTATTGATTAGGAGGGTGCCCTCACTAGGGAAAGAACTGGAATCAGCCGCAGCTATGGAAGAACTGGAAACTGTGATAGCTCCGTCTGTCGTAGTCGAAGCCGTCTCGAAATCCGAAGCACTCGTTAATATGAACGACGTGTCTGAATCGCTTATCCCTCCGCTATCATTAAGGGATGTCTGGGAATAGGTTGACGTAAGACCGCTCCAGGCCCCTGCACCAAAGCCCGTTCCGACCACGACCGTGTCCAAACCCGTATTGATCTGGTATTCCGCAACGACCGAAGAGCCGCCGCCTGCCGTGGAACCGGAAGAAGCCGATCCATCAGTCGTGACGGTATAGCTGTTGGAATTAATGACCGTGATCTGATGTTCCGTATTGATCTGTGCAGCGGTAATACCGTCCGTAGCCGAAGCACCTGAAAACGTGACAAAATCATCAGTCACCGCGCCGTGGGAGCCCGCCGTTACGGTTAGTTCACCACTGCCAGCGGACCCTGTTTTGAGAGGATCGGAGCCGAGAGTCGTCGTGACCCGGACTGGGGTTATATCATTATAACCACCACCCTCTTCGACATAGAACTTGGCTTGTGTGCCAAGGCCCATGTACTTGGACCCATCGAGCGCGGCCCACACATGAAGAGACCTTCCAATCCCCGTTATCGTATTACTACTCAAACGCTCCCAGCCGCCCATCTTTTCGGGACGCCCTTTGCGGAAACGGATCAGGTCGGAATTATACCAACCGTTCTCGTCACCATAGGATGTCGTCTCGCGATTGACGCCAGGGGGGAAGAGGACCTTGGATAACGGCATTACGCAGCAACGTATGCTTTACCCGCTGTGACGGCCTTGGTGTAGGGCGTCTTCGATTTACTCGAAGCCGAATACCAGTCCTTGGCAGCCTGGATCTCAAGATGATCCGTGTTCCGCGTGACCATCAAATTGACCTCCTCGGCACTCCCGAACTGTTCCAACGCTTCGCTGTCATCGGCCACGGTGGCGTTGATTAACGTGACGCTGTCGTCCATTGCGGAAAAATGAGCAGCAATCTCTTCGGCAGTAGGTTCATCAGCCATTTAACATCTCCTTTGGCTTTTCGGTTTCGTCAGACAAACTCTGAATTAACGAATTCATGAACGATTCGGCCGCGACCGAGATCTGATCAAGCTGAAACTGGGCCGCTTGGCGCTTCTGCTGAAGATCTTGCACCTGCGCGATCCAGTATTTCTGCTGGTCCGTCAGATCGGACGGATCGTATTCGTTGCCGTCAATGCTGATGACGTTGGCTTCATTTTCAGGCACAGGTGTGCTCCTCTTTCCATTTCTTCAGTTCATCGATTTCAGCGGATAGTTCCTTGATCGCATTGAGCATTGCCCAAGTAATAGGATCGGTATTTACCGAAAGCATCCCGTAGTCGTTCCGCTCTGTTACGGCCTCCGGGAAAACTTCCTGCACATTTTGAGCAATGGCACTCGTGGTCAAGACATCTTGCGGGAGACCTTCTTTACAGCCCTTGAACTCAGGGATTTCATTTAGCTCTTCATCCGACTTGTAGAAGAAGGTACACGGAACTATCTGATTAATTTCCTTCAGACCCTTTTCACTTGGCTTGATATCCTTCTTGATACGTCTATCGGATGTTGCTACCCAGACAGTGCTATTCTGACCATTGTACATTGGCCCAGCGCCAGCAGTAATATATCCAGTAGCAGTTCCCTTACCAGTTGCATTACCATTAGCTATGACAATTTCATTGGCTACATCAACAGCAGATGGATTGTTATTATATCCAATGTAGACGTTGTAAGTACCTGTGGTTAAGGTTTGCCCTGCATAGGTTCCAAGACACACATTTTGTGCGCCCGTAGTAATTTTTACACCAGCCGATCTACCAATGCCTGTATTATTAGCGCCCGTTGTCGTGGCATTCAATGCGAAATAGCCCATGCCCACGTTATTAGTCGGTGTGGTGATAGCACCAAGAGACTCTTGACCAACCCCTGTATTAGCCGACCCGGTCGTGTTTGCATCACCACAATTAGAGCCGACAAACACATTTTGTGCGCCTGTGGTAGTAGCTAGTCCCGAATTATGGCCTACGGCTGTATTATGTGTTGCAGTTGTATTTGCACCAAGAGCAGACATGCCCACAGCCACATTGTAAGAAGCCGTTGTATTTGCATATAAAGCCGAAGCACCAACCGCTACATTGCTGGCTCCGGTCGTATTCGATGGAAGAGAAGCATTACCAATTGCTACATTACTACCCGCCGTAGTATTGGCACTTAAAGCACTACTGCCCATCCCGACATTAGATGATCCAGTCGTATTGGCATCCAAGGACCAAGCACCTACCGCAACATTATTAACTCCTGATGTATCGGCTCCTAACGCATTATGTCCTACTGCAACACAAGGAGTTGTTCCACTTCCGCTATGTGTATTTGCACCTAGTGCGGCATAACCAATAGCCACTGCATTACTCACACCATCAACAGCAGCGTCTAAAGCATAATTGCCTATGGCTAGATTACTAGATCCGGTCGTATTCGCAAAAAGAGCATCAAGACCGATGGCAACATTACTACCAGCCGTCGTGTTGGAACCTAATGCTCTATAACCAATGCCAATATTGCTAGAGCCTGTTGTATTAGTTTGTATAGCAGCGTAACCAATACCTACATTATTGGCTCCGGTCGTATTCGCACCTAGTGCGGCATAACCCACTCCAGTACCAAAACCACCCGTTGTATTGGCATCAAGGCAATAAGCACCTACTGCAACATTAGTTCCTCCAGTTGTGTTGACTAGCAGGGCAGCACGGCCCACAGCAGTGTTATTGGCTGCCGTCGTATTTGCACTCAGAGCTTGATAGCCCAGAGCGGTGTTACCAGCAGCCGTCGTGTTAGCATCAAGAGCCTGAACACCTACAGCGACATTCGATGCTCCGGTTGTATTTGCGAGCAGAGCATTATAACCAAAGGCTGAATTATTGGCTCCGGTCGTATTTGCAGAAAGGGCATAATGGCCAAATGCCGAATTGTTACTGGCCGTAGTATTAGCATCTAAAGAACCAATACCAAAGGCGTTATTACTAGTGCCTGTCGTATTAACACCAAGAGCATTATAACCAAAGGCTGAATTATTAGAAGCCGTTGTATTAGCGCCTAAAGC